GGATCGATCGATGAGTTTTCTCAGATGGTCGCCGTTGTTACGGCTGCTAACAACGAGTATTTTTTCTACGGACGTGAGGTCTTTGAGAAGCATCACAACTTCTTTCAAGAACTCCTCGCCCGTGAGCCGTTTTGCTTTTGCAATATGGCTGACAGCCTGCCCAATTGGGCAACCCTGGTGGAGAGATACCACCGTGTATCACGGGACATTGCCCGTGAATATGGTCGCTTAGGCGACGTGGAAAGGTTTGGCTGCCTAACCACAAGTGAAAACTAGTCACAGAACAACGAATCAATTTTTACAAAGGTCGTTGGCGCACTCACCAGAAGTAGTGCGGCTTTGTGGAAGGTCGTGGTTGGACCTTCTATGAAGACTAATAATCAACCCTTATGGCATCTGCAGGCAGATGCCTCGGAGCCCACACCGATTGACGGAGGTCAAAGTGTGGCGGCGGCCGAAATTTCGGAGAATGTGTCGTTTATCGATAACTCTTCGGGATTGTCTGTGAGTGCAGCTCCTGCACTCAACCACGTTGCGAAAGTCGATAATACCGACGATTTGCAACTTGGGAATTTTTTGAGTCGTCCGACTCTGGTTGAAACTCTCAACTGGACTACGGCCGACCCCATTGGTGTTTTCGCCACGCATCAGCCGTGGTTTGATTTTTTGAACAGTCCAGCAATTAAAAAGAAGCTGGACAATTTTGCATTTTTGCGTGGTCGTTTACATGTTAAAGTACTTGTGAACGGCACGCCTTTCCAAGCAGGGGCTTTGCGATTGTGCTATTCGCCCTTGTTAGGAACAATTTCTGACAAAATTCGAACAAATACCTTTTCGAATATTCCATTAGGGATTCCATATTCCCAACAACCAGGTTTCTTCATCCAGCCCGCAGTGAGTGCTGGAGGAGAAATGGTTTTGCCGTTTTTCTACCATAAAAATTGGCTTGACATCACTGTCGCTGCAGACGTCCAGAATTTTGGGACGTTGACGTACTACATTTACGCGCCTTTAACGGTGGCGGTAACTGGTGGTTCGACAAATGTGACTGTCCAAACGTTTGCCTGGATGACGGACGTGGAGCTCATGGGTTCTACGTCTGGTTTGTCTTTGCAAGCAGATGAGTATCAGGAGGGTAAGATTTCCAAGCCCGCTACGGCGGTCGCTATGGTAGCTTCCCTTCTTTCCAGCGTTCCTTACATTGGACCATTCGCCCGTGCATCAGCAATAGGAGCAACTGCGGTTGCTTCGATAGCTCGATTGTTCGGATA